CAACAACATTCAGCATGGCGGCGAAAGATGCTGAACGCATTGTCGAAAAAATGTTCTGTAGCAAAGTAGTGTTGCTGTCGCCAGATGGCATTGCCGCATTGAGTGCACGCATCGTGAAAAACGTGTGGCGACTCTGGGGGCTCTCAACCTTCCATGGACGGATGAAGTTATAAATGATGGTAGCCAGTGGTATATCGCTCCCGCAAGCGCGGTAAAGAGCGGGCAGGATACCGAGCGTGATGGCACCGCTGACGCACTTGTCGGCACTGCTCGCATCGGCACAAACGAATACTCGCTGGCCCAGAAACATCAGCTGATACCACTCATCATCGGAGTAACAGACGAGTCGTGATGCTGTCCGCGGCTCTTCTAAATCGTTGGGAAGGTTGCACAAAGCTTCCTGCTCGTAGTCAAATGTTGGCACCCGTGGAAAGGCTTTGCGCAATACGACACTGAGATCCATGGCGAAGCTGAACGACTTCTTGACATGCCCAGCAGCGACTAAGGTGGCCAAAGTGACCCAGCCACAGTTGACGATGAACCGAGCTGCCTTACCGAACTTGGAACCCTCATGCTTCTTCATTTTCACTTCAGCTGCTATCACTGCAATGTCAACATGGCTCCCCATGAACGCGTCAGGCTCAGTGAGCCAGTGCATCCCTAGAGTGCGCAAATATTGCTTGCACTTGACGTGCTGTCGGCTAGCGGCCATCCACATGGTGTGTATCGCTGACCCGAAGAGCGGGTACCGCATATACTTGTGAGTGAAACCAGCTTCATCAACAGAATACACTGCGTGTGTTTTGTCAGCGAAGGTTCTAACTACCTCGTATGCGACAATAGACGTGATGACGGAGGCAGCAGCTAGTGTACCACAAACGAAATACCGTGTTATGAGGCGGTATTGGCTCATCATTTCTCCAACCTGCCAAAACATGAGGCCAAACTGGACGATCAATGTGGCGAAGATGAAATGTGAGGCGTAGTTACTCTTACGCTGACGGTCTCGCACGATTCGGAACCTCTCTGATAAGGCTGCGGCTGCGGCGCGTCGTCCAATGCGGCACAAAAATGCGTCGTCTATGTTGACAGTGTTGTCGGGGGAGATTTCAAAGTAGCGGCAAGTCTCTGAACAGATCCCGCCGTCACCGTCAAGCCCAGCCATCTCTGCCTCATAAAGGGCGGTGTCACCCATGTATCGGCAAATGGTAGCTCCGTCATTCCCTTTGAAGAGGCCAACACAGATCGCGTCGTACAGTGACGGGTCAATCTTACGTAGGTGCATGAGGACTAGATGCTGGTTCATACCCCACTCTGTCTCGCCAGGCATCTCTATCAGAGCACGCCCGTAAACAGCGTCAAGGAGAGCAGTTGGCGTCTCCTCATACACGACGACATGCGACTCTTTGACGTCTCCTTTGATGGCGAACCCAACGGCTTTGTACCCGGTCTGTATAAGCGACTCACTACGGACGAGGGGGATGTTTGCGTCAGGCCAGTAAGGTAAGTGGCATTCGCGGCGAGGCCGTGGTCCTCCGATCCCATGCACAATAAATGCCATGTTCTCGAGGAATTCCATGTTGGGGGACATTGTCTCAATCTTCCACTGTAGTGACCCAACTGGTATCACTATCTCGCGGGAGTTCGGAGGCACAACCACCTCTGGGCCAGCTGGGAAGTGCCAACCCTCAACAATGCTTCCATCGAAGCGCACACCTGAAACCTTTTTAGAATCCACATAGACCGTGTATTGCTCCTTAGCTTTTTCGAAACGCATCATACGACCGTTTAAAACGGCAGAGTACTCACTGAACCCGCCGAGGCCAAGGAGGTCAGCGTTTTCTTTCGTCTTGGGGAGGGGCACGTTGGCGGCGACCAGTTGACCAACTCGGACAACTTGGTTATTAGCCAAAACACGAGCGCAAACCAAATCGTAGGTGTGGTGTACAACAGCGTTGTGCAACAACTGTATGTTGACATTGGGGTATCGGTTGGCTAAGTTGGCGACAGTGCCATGGAACTGGACATCGGTGGTCTTGGCCCTACCGATTCGCCGCGCCGCCTCCAAAAAAGCATCGCATATGTAAAGGTCTTGACTATCCGTCATGAAGCCACCGAACTCAAATGGTTTTAGGGCGACCCAATTACCACACGGCTCAAGTTTGACGCAAAACTGATCCCGGAGTGCTTCCATCTCGGCGACACTCTCGCAGTCGCTGTAGTCGGCAAACCGATAGTGGCCTGCGTGGACGCGCTCATAACCGTGCAAAATCGAAGCTTGCGTCAACTCACTTGCGCAACGGATATCGAATTCACCACCGGAGAGAACTTGGCTCCGCTTTGTGATTAAGTGGCGAGCACCGAAGGGCAGGTAACACTCCTCCCCGTCAAAGAGCGCAACGCATGGCGCGTCACGATCGTACACTACGACGTGTTTAGGGAATGTGGCGCAATGCTCACGTACAGCCTTCTTGCCTGCTGTCCTCTTTGCATCCTCTTCAGCACGCAGCGCTTGACGTTGCTTCCACTGGTCATTTGCCTCGGGATCGTACGGTTGTTCCTTCTTGCCGCCGTCTTTTTTCTTGCCCTTCTTTTTTCCACCCCCGGACTGGTCTCCATTAGAGCTCTCTTTGTCACCCTTTGAGCGGCCTCCGCCCGGGAGGTCGTCTGGTGGCTCAACGACATGCGCGTGCGGCAGTGTCTGCGCCGGCGTTGGTGAAAGTGCTAGTAGCTCTTTGAGAGTGGGGGGGGGGGTAGTGATTTTAGGTCCGTAGTGTGCTCGAATGGCGGAACCCCACCCCAAGACGGGGGTTCGGGCGCCTAGTGCGGCAATCTTCATACCACCAGGCACCCCGGGTGTCGGAACTGCTGTCACGAGACAACTTCCGCTGCTAAAACCCAAAGCAACTAGGGGCTTTTTGTGGAGACGTGCCTCCCGGTTGCTCAAAATCTTTTCTTTGTCGTACCCAACCCGGTGCACGCTGCACCGGGGTGGGGGGACTACTCTAGTGTGGCTTAGCTTGCTCGCACTGGCATGGCTATTACTGGATACGGGGTTGCGAGCCCTAATTCCATGTGCCGATGCTGAAGTGTCCTCTTTCCAGCGTTCATCCACAGGTTTCACATCATTGTGGCGATCTGACAAGGTCCAGCATTTGCGTGCTGACCCCTTGTTAGTGTTCGCCACTAGTGAATCTTGTGCGACTTCGATACGTTGCCGTAAACTCATGTCCGGTCGTTTCGTTGTCTGCGTAGCTCCCCGATGGCTATCGGGGGAATCTATTGAGTTTGATGGTGCGCCAACTTCCTTAAGGTTGGTTCCAACGGGGCTAGCTGCTCCCGTCTCTGCTGATTCTCCAGCTACGTTCTCTAACACACCGCTGATGAAGCGGTGTGTCGTGTCTTCCCGATGTGCGAATAAATCCGCGCGTACGTCTTCCGCATATATGTCCTCGTGGCCACATTGTGCGGAAGGGCTGTGTCCAACAGCCAATCTTGTACTTTCAACATCTGTCACTTTCGACGGGGAAGGGGCACCTGAGTTCCCAACAACACTTAAATCTCTCTCCTGTTTGCCATACACCAATGCGACTCTTGCCCGACTAATCGGGGATTCTGATCGCGGTGCGGCTCCGGGGAGAGGTCCTACCTCAGTGTTTACATGGTGAGCTCGTTGCCCTGCCTCGCCGATCATTTCAAATGATCCGGCCTCCGATATCCACGGCCTTGCTTGCCGCTGGCGCCCGGCAATGGCGCCTGATTTTTTCTTTCGTCCCCCCGCCCTATCGGTAAGGGGGGGATGTAGCCCAATCTTGGTATTAGGCCGCCAATCAAGTTCGTTATAAATAAGATCTGTCATGGTGTGGCAATTGCTCCGTTTGTTTGGTATCTTTTGAATAGTAAACACGGGTTCCTCCCGTGTCCTATGTGCAGTTTCGCTGAAATGCACCAAATATTTCCAAGGGGTTAAGGGGCCCCTTGGTTCAGGTTTAGCCCATACTTCCCCGGTCTCTGGTGGACCCTTTCGCTGTCGCGACAGTAAGGGTGGCGTACAAGCACATGGTAGTGCGAGTAGCCCTTGTTCGAGATCGGGAGTATGTCATTTATCTGTCCGGTTCTATCCGACTACCTAAATGTAGGTACTAATGAGGTTTGCAAACTTCCTCTACGCCATTGTGGCGACTTGTCTTTCGACTGACGATAAATCGTCGTTTCGCATGGAAACCGAGTTCTGCCGACTGACTCGTAAAGGCATCACCATGTATACTAATACGTGGTGGATGGTTTTTATTTTCGTAGATTCCTAACTACCCTGCGCAAACAGGCCACATAATGGTGGGATCATGGGGGTTGTGGAGCGACCACTACTTCCCCCTCCAGTAACTGACTTATTCCTTGAACTGTTTTTGTCACAATCGTCGCGAGCATCTCCCCCGTCCTGTCCGGCATGACAATAGTGATAAAGGGCAACGGGCCCAGTGGGTATTTATACTTGACGCTCCCTAGCGTGGTCATTGTTTTGTCTCGGTTGGACTCCGGTTTAATTACAACTATAAAAGTGACGCGTTGCAAGCGCGCCCAGGCTAGTCCTTTGAACGATCATACGAAAGTTAGAGGGGTCGAGGGGCGTGTCTTGTCTAATGGGTGACACTTATTGTAGAGGTTGGCAGCTTGTTGTGGTGGCGGTTTGGGAGGGTGGGGTGGTTCAATCGATGTCCGCAATGCGTGCGCCGCCGGCGCCTTTCGAATTGCGGTGCATGCGGATTATTGAATCAGGGTTCCGGAGCTGACGAGTGATCTCGTGCTCAACCATGGCGGTGCTGCCGACGGTCGGGCGAGGTGGGTTGTCACTCTCAGGGGTAATACCTGACACTCCTGTGGTCGTATTAACTGCTATTGTTGGAACGCATTCCAAATGTAGCACCAAATCAACCTCAATGGGAGCGCTAACGGTCGAAGGAAAACCTTCGAACCACAGTATAATGGCACTGCCACCGTCACTCTGGACAGCTGTCTTGTCGCCACTAGCGGCGGTAACAAGCGCGCCAGTCGCGGTGACGTAAGCAATGTCGTCGGCTTCCGATACTGTCCCGCTGTAGGATGTCCCTTGCGCGTCAGTCGGCTTGAACCGGAAGAAGTCAGGGTGGAAAATACTGAATTCAACCTCGAGCTCCTCATCACCGACGATTTGACCAAGCGTGAAGTCTTTCGCCAGCGGCTGCATCTGAAGCCCGGCAGAGCGCATAACTTGAACTTTCGGGATCCCCATCCGATCCAGAATGTTGTTGTACGCACCAACAGTGCCGGGGGCGACTGTCTCCAACATGTCCCAGTTGGGCACACCACCTGACGCGACGGGTACACACGCGATGTAGATACGACCCGTGGCAGTGAGTTCCGGCAGGAGATTGCGGACCTTAATGCCACCGCCCACAACGCGGAAAGCTGACGCGAGCGGTGAAAAGATGGCAGGCGTAGTCATGCCGAGGACGGCGTTGGCGCTGGAAAAGCGCCGCATCCCTCCTGTTGACGTGATACTTGCAGTCG